GCTAAAGAAGATGCATGGGATGACTACCTAGTGCCTGGCATCCTGTAACCGGTCCCTCCGGAGACTAGGGCCACCATTCGGTGGCCCTAGTTTTTTGCGGTCCACATACATATGGCGCGGGCCGCAGGGCGCAGGGCGCAGGATTATTTTATTTGATTAGATGGGATTATCTGATAATATCTTAGGACATGGAAAAACGCGGAGGTTAAACCATGCTTTCAAACGTCTCAAAAATGCCGGGCAAGTCTATTTCCCGCTCGGCTTTCAAATGTAAAACGGGCAGCAAGCTTGCCGAGGTGCCCGGTTCGGTCTGTCATGATTGCTATGCCCGCAAGGGCATGTACCGCATGCCCAACGTCGTGAACAAAATGGAAGAACGCGAGGATTTTTTTCACGCTATCGATTTTGTCCCGCGCATGGTCGCGCTGCTGAACCGGACGCGGTCCGAATTTTTCCGCTGGTTTGACAGTGGGGACGTTGAAGATGTCCGCATGGCTCTGAATATTATCGACGTGATCAAAGCCACACCGAATAAGCGCCACTGGATACCGACAAAGGAACACAAAATCTGGGCCGATGCGCTAAAGATTGAACCATTGCCGGACAATGCGGTTTTGCGCTTGTCTCAAACGATGGTTGACCAGGCACCGCCGGACAAGTGGCAATGGTCTAGCGCCGTGATCAAAGACGCGGCACCCATCGGGCACGAATGCCCGGCGCCAAAACAAGATGGCAAATGCGGCCCGTGCCGGGCTTGTTGGGATCGGGATGTTAAAACTGTATCCTACCACAAACACTAGGGGCTTCCTCCGGGGAACAGGGACGGGTTACAACCCGTCCCTGTTTTCGTTCGTGCTGCCGGCGCCATCATCACAGGGCGCAGGGGCGCAGGACGCAGGATCGAGTCGCTCGATCCATGACTCACGGGCCGCAAGACGCAGGGCGCAGGGCGCAGCAGACATATCACCATACCAGCGGGCCGCAGGACGCAGGACCGAGAGCCGCGAACCGTGCAACTTGGCCGCTAAACCACCGTCAAACAAAAATACAAGCCTCGTGGAGGGGTCGTGGACCAAGAAAAAACTGACACCACCACACCGTGTATGCCCCAGATGCCAAGCAATCTGGGATTTTGAGATGGTAAAGCGGTCATTCTTGGTAATTTTTAGTTCAGCCCATACCGGCACACCATCCATGCACAGATATACGTCCGGCATACCCTCACCGGCACGGTTCTCAATCCGCTGGCAGTGGGTCTTTTTCGGTAACTTCTGCCTCAATGAGTTCCATAGCTGGCGTTCTGTCCGAGGCATCTTCAACCCTCTTCATATTGTCAAAGGCATGTGGGTGTCGTTTGCGGAGATCATCGAGTCGGGCGACGATCTCTTCCCGCGACAGTTGATCAAGCTGGTGAATGTGGTTCTGTTCCCGCCGGTCTATGGTCAGACCACCGAGAGCGGACCTGATCTTCTCGGCATTGATGGCGGCAGAGAATTGACCAGACTCTTCTGCCCCGCGCGACAGTTCGTCAAGGCGTTTGAGTTGACCGACAAGGGTCACGCCGTATTTGCGCTCCCGCTCTTCCCGCAGTTCTTTGATCAGATCAGTGACCAAAGGGTAGGACGTACCATCCAGCAGTTTGTATGCGTGTTGCTTGGCGGCGTCGGGCGAGTAGCCAGCCAGCCTAGCGCACTCGGCATTACTGTATCGCCCCTCGACGTAGTACCGAGCAAACTCTCTTTGCCTGTTGGTCAGGCCAGCGGTCTTCTTTGGCAAGGTAAGCCCCCTATAGGTTTTTCTGTGGGTTTTTGTTTTTTGCAGAGCAAAGGGTCGCGCGAGCGGATTTGCTCGCTATCAAGTGTAACGAACGTAACGAAGTGTAACGGGATTCTGTCAATAAAAACAACACTCGTTACACTCGTTACACTCGTTACACCATTTCTCAAAAATTTTTTCCAAAAACTTTTTCGTACAGAAAAAGCTATAGGAGCGAACACACTTAATATTTTTTCTTGTATGGCATGGGATAATATGAGACTATCCAATCATTGGTACTGTTTACCTTGTACCGATTCCCTTTCGAGGGTTCGGGAACCGCGCGATTTGTCACTGTGTATAGACGACGTTTTGACAGGCGACGTATGCCTGTCGTGGATCATGCAATACTGCATGGGACTATATCGGTTCAAGGACCGAGGTTCAAGGACCGAGGTTCAAGTTTCACGGAGGAGAGAAGCTATGTTTGAAATTTTTATCAAGTGCCGGAAGACCGGCAGTGTCTATCAGAACGATCCGAGTTTCGAGACTCGCGAACATGCGGTCTCTTGGATGATGGCCGACTGGCATACATGTGCCAGCGAGGTCGAGGATTGCCGAGGCTATTTCGAGGATCGTTATTGTTATGTGATCCGCGAGATTAACACCCGCGCTGAACAGGTCGCGGCCTACGAGGCCATTCGCGATTGTTCGGTTCAGCAAATCCCCTGCGCTCTGATGCGCGAAGTGAAGAACAGACAGTACGTTTGAGGAGGACGACATGAAAAAGCAGAACAACATCATCAAGAACATCGAAGCCACTGCCCAGCGTTTGGGCGGCACGGTTGAGGTCACGCGGTATCGCTACATCAATGAGGCGATTGTCGAGGCCAAGTTCGGCAGCGGCAACAACCTGATGGTCAACATCGGCCCGCGTGGTGCGATCAAGTATTGTTCTTGGTTCGTGACTGCCAGCGATGGCGTCTGGTCTGTCCACCATGACGACAAGCGGTTCACGGGCAAGCGCAACGGCACGGCGGTTGGGCGGTTCTTTAACCTGATGCAAACATATGCAGTGAAGGAGGCAGCGTAATGCCGAGGTATTTTGCGAAACAGGAGGTGGTCAGCAATGGGCTGATCATCTCGACGAGCACCACTCACATGGTGGACAGCATCGACAAGTTGAAGAAGGTGATCATTCGCAACCGCGATTTCCTGCGGAAAAAGATGGACACCGAGTTCGAGGATTTTTCCAGCCGCGTCCGCGTTTATCGGTTCGGGCGTGATGAGTTCAATCAGGTTCGGGCGATACCGCATGGCATCTACGAGGTCGATGAGTTTGTTGATATGGGCGAGAAGTGGGTCACGGTCACGCGGACCAATCGCATGTTCGTTGATACGGAAGGAGAGTTGACATGATTAAGGTAGAGTATTCGGCGTCCACTGGTGCGCCAATGGTTACCATCTCATCCAGCCCAACGTGGGGTGCGTGGGCTGAGATTGCCGAGGCCGTGTGGGTCACGGCACTGGAGGGCGGGTGCAATTACTGGATGGACTACATCCACATTCGCCATCTGGAGACGAGTGCCCCATACGCGAAGCTGCCGGAGGGCCGTCACTGGAGTCTGAAAGACGGTGGCGACATCGTCAAAAATTTCAGCATCGCGGTTCACCACAACGCTGACGACTGGCCGTCCAGCACATCCGAGGTAACCGAGGCCAAGTCATTCGATGTGATCACGGTGGGCATCAACAATCTGCCACCGGAGATCAAGCTGTCGATCATGAATCCATACACCTGTGACATCGACGCCGAGATTGCGGATCAGATCGTGCAGACAGGTTTGTTCGGGAGTGCGGTCTATGGGTGAGCGGGGGGCATTGAAGCATGGCAGTCCCGAGGACCGTGGTTCGGCGGACAGGTATTATGGTCGGCGCTACAACCCGCATTGGGAGTGGTATGGCGAGACATGTGGTGGTCGCATTGAAAAGGATCAGATGACCGCCGAGGAGATTGCTGAGTATGACAGGGGCTATCATGGCGAGACAGGCGAGAAGGTCTGGTTCGAGCCGGAGCCAAGGGAGGATTATTGATATGGCAACGAAGATTATTGAGGCCGAGTATCACATTACGTCGGTGCAGTTTTGGGAGATCAAGCACATCGGGGACTGGCCGACTGACAGTCATGGCCCCCTGCCGCTGGAGTCGGCACATGATCACTACATCAAGTGGGGTCTTCTAAACGTGCAGTGGGACAAGGATGACGGCTGGATCGGGTACGAGCCGACTGGTAGGGCGTACGATCAAGACGATGACTACAAGTGGCCGGACGCTGAGTATCACGACGGAGAGAGGATTGAGTGATG